ACCATGATGTAAAATGTTAAACCCTTCGGCATACGCTTGCATGATTCCATATTCTACACCATTATGGACCATTTTGACAAAGTGTCCTGCACCAGGTCCACCACAGTGTAACCAACCATACTCAGCACTGGTTGCCCTAGTGTGTGGGTCTGTGCGGGCTGCAGCGGTAATACCAGGTGCAAGTGCCCTGAAAATGGGGGCACAGACAGATACTGCTCCAGTTGTACCACCAACCATAAGACAGTATCCACGCTCCAGACCGTAAACACCACCGCTAGTACCACAGTCAATAAATTGGATACCCAACTTAGAAAGCCTTTCTGCTCTCCGTCTAGAATCCTTAAAGTTGCTATTGCCATGATCAATAATAATATCCCCGTCGCCAAGTAATGGTAGTAACTCATTGAGTGTGTCCTCTACTAATTCTGCAGGAATAACAAGTTGAAAGATACCCGGTGCTTTACCAATCTGACCATCTTGATGATGAACTTGTTTGACAAGGTTTTCAATATCGGTGGTAACTCCACTAACATAACCTTTTTCAAATGCCTCTTCTGCTTTTTGGTAATTACGTCTGTAACCCCAGACTTCAATTCCTTCTTTCATCATACGACGAGCCATACCCTCGCCCATACGACCTAATCCAATCAATCCTACTTTCATCAGTTACCCCTATATCTTACTGGCCATGTTAGTTCCATTACAGAAACTAGCAACGTTATAAAAGCAAATACAAACAAAGCACTCATTTAATTAACTCCATTGCATTTGACAATTCACTAGCATGTTCTAATTCGTCATTCATAATTTCTACAATACGCTCATCATCTTTATTTGTTTCTAAGAACTTTTCATATGTATGCGCTGCGTGAATCTCTACTTCGTAGGAGAGATGGTAAGCAGACCTAGGAGCCAACCAGTAATAAACCACGTTGATCCAATAGTAGATAAGTACAAGGTGTCTGGCGAAAGCGCGATCCACCCAATAAGCAGAACCGCCCCTGCTTTCCATGTACTCCAGATGTTCTGTTTCGTTAAGAGTTTGAGCAAAATGTTCCTCCATTAGATAGAGATGTTCTGGACCTCGTAGCCCCATAGATTCTCTTAAATGCAACACACTGAGAAAAGCAAAGTAAGGTGCTCTTGCAATTTCTTCAAGAACCCAAAACCTCTGGTAGTCTCTACCCTTGTATAAAAAATCTATTATTGAAACTGTAATATCTAAAACAAAAGTATTGAAAAATTTCATACATTTGATGACTCAATAAAGTTCTTCTTCAGCCTCCCCTTGAACTACACAATCAGATTCAGGATATGAAACGCAAAGAAGTGCAAAACCTGCTTCAATCTGATCATCATCAAGGAAAGATTGATCTTCCTGATTTACTGTTCCACTTAAAATTTTACCGGCACATGAAGAACAAGCGCCTGCGCGACAAGAATATGGTAAATCGACTTCTGCCTCATCAGCAGCATCAAGAATATATTGATCTGCTTCGCAATCAAAAGTGGTTTCTGTTTCTGGAAGTTTTAGTGTAATTGAATATGCCATTAGTTATTTTACGTGAATAGTGCCTGTCATTCCTGCTCCCTGATGAGGACCACAGAAGAAGTCATAGTCTCCAGCATCCGCAAATAAAATATCTTGCGATTCACCAGGACTAAACATCAGTGATTCTCTTGAGAGATCAGCACGACCCTCAACAATAATATTGTGAGGAGGTAACATACCATTTACAAAATGTATAGTTTCACCCGCATCAATTGTAACATCAGATGGATCAAAAATCAAATTTCCATTTGATCCCATTGTGATGTCAACAGCATATGCCATCTTCGGTAACAAAAATATCATAGCTGCTACAACAGCAATAATTATGCCGCTAATAAACTTCATGTGAGTATTTGCAACTACACTATCTATTACATTCGTATACCGTGATACCTACTATTTGTTCGCACTTCCTGACTTAACATTTCACTAAATTCATCACAACATTTACTCCATTTTTCTCTTACTTCTATATGTTTAGGATCATTATTTTTCCATAAGCAATGCCATTCCCTCCAAATGATAGCACATTCGTCGGATTTTTTCTGTAGATGGGGTTCCCTATACATCGGAAACCTATCCAGTTTTGACGTAACTATTTACACAAAAAAAGGGGTGTTACCCCCTCTGTGTTAGCAATCACTAATCAATGAATTTACCTGTGATCCTGCTTCAGATCCAATTTTTTGTCCTAGTAATAGTGCCCAACCACCAGCTAACCATCCAACATAAGGAATACTAGAAACAGCAGGAACAGCAAGACCAGCAGCAACACTAGTTCCTGCCATTGCACCTTGTGACCGTGCTCCAGCGTCCGCCGCTATACACTCTGCGCTTACACCTCCGGTCTTTCCCAGTTCACCTATTTCACCTCCCATATTTCTAGTGCCCTCTCTGGTGTACTGATCACGACGATATTCTGTTCTTTGCTCTCTTCCACCGCCAAAGAATCCACGTCGTTCTTTATCTAGATTTAGACTCCTTTCTGACTCTAGAATCTTAGGATCATCTGCATGATACTCAATACGGTAACCATTCTTCCCTGCCTCTATTTTATAAGAAGAATATGGGCCATTAGGAATATTGATTGTGGGAACTTCAACAACCCTTTCAGGTTGTTGTCTAATAACATACCCTAACAACCCAACGTGAGCAATTGCTACAATACTACCAACACTAATTGCGGCCCATTTAAGAGAAGGTTTCATGGTTACATCTTGTACGTGTCTTTAGGATCTGGTGTATCAACCTTTAAGGTAACTGGTGCTTGCTCAATACGAAGAGTTTGATGTGGTGCAGTTTGTGCTGCCTTTTCAATTAGTTTCTCCATCTGTTCTTTGGTGATACTAGCACCACCGCCACCACCATTAGCACCATTCTTTTTAGCGGTCTGGACGCCGAAGCTAGCTAAAACTCCGGTGAAGACGCTGGCGATGAATGTCGGATCCAGTTTTTGCTCCGGGATTCCAAGAGCAGGGGGGAGTTTGATATATGCCAACGTGAGTATTCCACCACTCCATACAAGAATACCAAGGCGGACAAAGGTAGAAAGAATAGCAAGTTGTTCTTCCTTGTCATCTGTCGCCTCCTTGATCTTACCGAGAATACCTTTTTTCTTTGGTTTCTTTTCTTCTTCGGTAGGTTTTACTTCTTCAGGCATAAGTTACCAGGAAAGGCAACTTTATTTAGTGAGATAACCGTTTTTGACCAACCATTCGCGAGTCATAGGCGTGGGTTCATAATCAGTCCACATCGTACCACGAGCACAGGATTGTAGTGCTTCCATGGTCATTTTCTCAGTACGGCCTGCCCATCCTGCCTCTGCTTCCCAAGGAACGGCACTCTCAGGATATGTACGTTCTGCCATCACACGCCAGATCATTGGCACTTCATCTTCAGGTTTAATGATAGCAATCATACTATTTTTGATGGTTCCTGCCATGCAATCTTGTGCTGCATGCCATCCTTCATGACGCATAACCATCATCAGTGTGGCAGGACTATCCATAAACTTTTTATTAAGAAAGAAATTATTACCCACAGTATGATAAACACCACGATGCATAGCAGGGAAATATTTTGAATCTGCTAAAAACACCTTAACTCCGACCTGATTAAGGGCGACGAGCATTCTGTTGAACTCGTCAGCAACAGGATAAAAATCATCAGTATTAGGATACTGAGAAGATACATCAAGTAGACTGAATACTTCCTCGATTCCATCAGTGCATTCGCGTAGTAGCATACACCCCATAGAATCCATAGTGTTATAACCCTTGGTGATCTTAGAGTCATCAGCAAGTGCTGGAGCAGACATACTAGCTGCTACCAGCAAACTCATAATAATTTTTTTCATATCAGAAAGGGAGAGAAACGCCAGGTGTAGAAGGAATGACACCACCAGTGGCACCAGGAAGTTCAGGCAATGCTGAGTCCATCATCCCCGGAAGTGCGCCTGTAATCGCCTCTGTTGCTGCTTTAGCAACGTTTTCTTTGACTTGCTCGATGATAGCATCTCGCCTTACATAGACGACACCAGCAGTGCCGACAATACCTGCAGTTCCTACAAATGATAGAACTGCTAAAACGTTAATTACTTTTTGCATAATAAGCCTCGTAATATTTTACAATCCCTGAAGTGTGCATGTTACCTTGTGAGACCCAATCTTGGGCACACTCATAGATTGATTGACTGCTGTATTTAGGACAGGGACCATCCATTTGCCCTCCAAATTTTGTAAGAAGGATTTTGATAACTTGTTCACGAATTTTCATTTTTTGTTCATCATAGCGCCAATCACTTGTGGACATTTTCGGAACCGCCTTGAAAGTTTTCAGAACCACCAATGGGATCTAGGTGGAGTGTAGTTGTTTGTGCTTTAGTTGCAATTTCATACATTCTTTGGTGAATGTCATTAGGTTCAACGAAAAAAGTTTTCTCTCGTTCTTGTCGTTTGATTTCAATTTCTTGTTCCATGTAATCAATTTGCTTTTGAGATCTAACAGGTAATCCAAACCAATCATCTTCAGGAAGATATGTAGGAGCAGGGACACCTACATATGACTCCTCATCAATCTCTTTACAATCAACTACTTCTTCATCAATTACACACTCAATATCTTCTTCCTTAAATACACCTGCTTTTTTTCTAAGAAGGGAAGTTTGTGTCTCAAAAAATTGTTTGAGTTTCTTGATCATGATTGCCAATGATAGTGGTAGAAGTTTCCTCTAGTATCGCACATTGGATCATGAGATGCAACTCGATATCTGAGCATACTCTGACCTTTAAAGTCAGTCCTGTCACCAATAATACTATATGCCTTTAGAAGGTTTTCCTTGCCTTCCTCTGACATAAGTGTATTTACTAGATTAGGATCTGCTACTGGACGCCATTTAGTGAAGCCCTCATATTGTCCAGGAGCATATACAACACTAGCAACCGTGTTGGGATAGAGTGGTGATCTCACGCGGTTAAGAACAGATACCGCTACACAATACTGATCAAAACTTCCACGGTAGGTTTCGACTTGAATCGTCCTTGCGAGATGATCATAATCGATTGCCGATAAAGCAAGAATAGTCGCGAGCATAAAAATAGGGGACCATATAACTGTCCCCTATTATAGAATATTTAATTGTCTATGTCAAGAAGGTGATGGTGCATAAAGTGGTTGCATCATACCACCATCGGAACCATCATCATCTTCATCTTTACTTGCCAACGCAAGCATCAGGAAGTAAGGAGTGATGATGAAGACCAACGTCTGTAGTAGTGTCCAATCATACGTCATGAGTTTTTCACTACTGCAGCAATTGGAATCAGCATGATTATAGCTGCTACTACAAATGCCATCACCAGATACCAGGAATGATTTGTCCTGAAACTGCATAAGATCCCATTGCTGCAACAACACCGATCATTGCTGCCCAACCATTAATGCGTTCTGCCTTTTCGTTCATTTTTTTGCTCCAGTGTTTTGTTTGTGATTATAATTTTTGTCCCATCATGAGTGAATTGTAACTCATCGTCTGGGTGCCACAGAAGTTCTTCGTACATATCGTCTAACTTCTGCATGTCCTCGTAGAGTTGATCAGGATTTGGCATATAAGAACCTTACATTATTTCGTATATATCAACTGTCACTGGACAGCTGCACGGACATAATGCGTATAAGGTTTTTGATCGCTCATCTTTCCATTTTCATAGGTAGATGAATAACCATAATCCTTATGGTCCTTGTATCCAATCTGTGCTCCCTTGGTCCTTTGCAGTGCTGGCATAAAAGCAATGAAGAAGAATACTCCAGGTGCTCCTACAATCAGTGCTGCTCCAAATACATATCCTGCAAGGAATTCTGCGATGGTGTGGTTAGCAGCCCAAGAGAATTCGGTCTGCGTCAAAAGTTCAATCATGAAAGTTTAGAAGTTGTTCTAAGGATAGGACAAGAGGACGAGAAATGCAACTGTCAGACGAGACCAAAGAAGAAGTTGCCTGTGAATGCATAAGAGAACACTCCAAAGACAAATCCAATCATCGCAGTGCGACCGTTCAGTTTTTCTGCACGTTCTGCGTAGGTCTCATAACCGTAACGCTCTGCTGCGGTTTGATCAATGTACATACGGGGTTCGGTAGCCCACATATTTGTGCGGCCGCCTTCTTCAATTGTTACAGTGTTTGAGCGTGTTACAGTCATTTACTTAGTGTTGCATAACTTTACATATTATATAGTATTTCTAAAGTTTTGTCAACACATATTTTCTTAAGATTTCAATCTGAGGCCATGGACTTACAAGTATCGGGGTTTGCTCTACAGTATTGTCTGACATACCCATGCACATCTACCTCCATAGCACGGTGAGTATGTTCGTGCAGCACTCCAATAAAAACTAAAATACCCACTAACATTAAATTGATGTGGGTAACCGGCGAAAGAAGAATTTTTTTCATAAAAAAGGGGTGCCGTCGCACCCCCAGTATAGCATCTAGATATTGATTGTCTACTTAGATCAGAAGTTGTACTTCAGACCCAGCTTAGCGCCGTATCCACGGTCGATATCGTCATCACCGGAACCGATGAAGGAGACTTCACCATATGCACCCAGGTTTTCGGTGACACCGAAACCAAGACCTGCCTTACCAGAAGGAACGGTGTCGCTTTCGCCACCATCAGGACTTACCAGACTAGCACCACCTTGGACGTAGTAAGAAGCAGAATCGCCAATAGCACCTTCATAGCCTACGTGAAGGTCCGTGGTAGCTCCATTATACTCGCTACCAGTCCATCCAGCATTGGTTTCTACGTTTACGTAGGGACCTGCAAGGGCAGCGCCTGCGGAAAGAGCGGTTGCAGACAGTGCTGCGAATACAGATTTGATCATTTGAATTACCTTTAGTTACTTGCGGAGTGATTACCCGCAGATGAATAGGGACTCGACTTGTCCCGTTTGTTTCCTTTTGTTACTGAAATTACTGTCAGACAAAAGGTTAAGTATTTATACTACCTGACTTTTATGATTCTGTCAAGTAGTAGGGTTTTCCTCATTTTTTTGCTCCTCTTGAGGTTGAGGAGGAACAGAGTTTGGAGTTGCTCTGCCCAAGTATGGATCATAGTCCATCCATCGCTTAATGTCAACCGTGGCACCAGATTGACTCCAGTAATTCCAGAGTGCATTATGTGGACCCCGATGAAACACATTAGTATGTTCAGGGTGAATGGTTGACTGAAAGTCAAGATTGTAAAGAAAGATAGGAATAGAATAAGTCTTTCCACTCTCAAGGATAGTATCCTCGGATACTGCCCTTGGCTTTACATTATTATCCAACTTCCATTTATCACCACGCATATGATTACGAAGAACCTTTCCTGCGTGATGACGTGTAATTAGATAGACCGCAGCGGAGAAGTCATTTACAAACTTCAGATGTAGTCTGACATAAATGTCTCCTGTTGTAATTGTAGTCAACTGGAGACAATCCCAGTCATACGGAACATAAGAGAAAAACTCCTTCCAGGTAAAGTTCCAGAACCTAGCAACCTCAAGCACTGCATCATCTTCCATGATCATGCAATACTCATCATCAGTCTCCTCATAAAAGTGTTTGATTGCTTTGAGATGTGACATACAACAACCAACTTCTTGCTGGTTCATCATGTCAGGAAATTTTCCCTTCATATGTGAAGTGACATCATCCTCTCTTCCATCATACCCAGAGATACGAGTATGATTTTCAATCTCCCAATAATTAAACTGCCTTTCCATATACTCACGTCTTTCGACATCAGCATCAAGATTTAACCAGTAGATATGTGGAAGTCCTTGTAGTTTAAACGCTGCCTTATTTTTGTCAAGCAGCAATTCTTGTCCAGCCATCGGGAATTAAATCAGAAGTATCGTGGTCTTTAGTATATCCAGTTCCAAACCACTGGACGGGTGCGATAACTTTCTTATCCTTGCTTGTAGAAAGCCATGCTCCCCACCAAGAGAAAGTTGAGTTTGCAATAATAAAATCAGAACAGAGACTCATTAAGCAGAGGTCCATTCTATTGTCATCATTCTCAGAAATCATAAAACGATCACTAGAGAATAGTTCCTGTTCTTTACACCATGTAGGATCATCTGAGAATACAACCACTTGTCTATCATCATCAAAGTGCTTCAGTGCCTTCTCATAATAACTAAGAGGACATGGAGGATGATTAGCACTATTAGAGATGTAGTCTGTGCGGCGGACATGAAGAGCAATTGGAAGATCCAATTGCCACATTAGTTCCTGACAAGGTGTAAGAATTTCTTCCTTAAAGGTAAAGTCCTCACGAATTTCACCTTTAATATTACGAAAATATTTTTCAGTATTAAAAAATCCTTGCAAACTTATGTTATCAGGACACCTATGAAATAGCTCATCATCATAATGAAAGTGTCTCTCATGAACAACAGGAGATTTCCCACCGTTCAATAATCCAATGTTTGTATTCAAATCAAAGGAATCAAACAACTCCGTGCGGAGCATATTTCCAATACCATCATCTACCGCATCTTTGTGATAAGGAATGGTAATATCTGTTCCAATGTTTTTTGCTATTCCTTTTAGAGCAGCATATTGAAACATCTGATTACCGAGACGACCCATTCGCCCCAGAGCATTAAATCCAATCATTTCTGTTGTGCTTTACGTATTTTCAGATAGTCCTGTTGTTCATAATACTCCTGAAGTTGTTTTTTGTCAAACTCCATCAAGGTATCATGAAGGTTCTTGTTATTTTGGATGAAAGGATTTGAGAACCAAGAATTATCAGTTCTTGCATGTTCCATATGATATACGTGTGCATCTAATCTACACACCTTATATCCCAATTTGATGAACCGAAAGTATCTTTCATCATCCTCATATCCATATGCAATAAATCCTTCATTTTCTAATCCACCCTCAATATATTTCTTGGTAGAGAAGAATTGACAGAATCCATACTTTGCATCGTAGACTCTAGATCTCTGTCTAAGAATAGAGAGGTCATAGTCTTGATTGATAAACTTAGATACTAATTCATCCGTGGCTAAAATTTGAAACTGCCAGTTCCCATCACCGTATGGATAGACAACATCACATTCATCGGAAAGAATTTTCTCCTCAGATGTAACGTATGATTCTAGTGGTAAAATGATATCACAATCATAATTTACCACTACATCTGTGGTAGTCATCATGACCATATCATTCAACAGTCTTGTACGATGAAAATAATTCTCATCACTTTTCTCAAAGACATGAATCAATCTATCTGCTTTCCCACCCACACATTCACGAATTTGTGATAAGGCTCTTTCAGCAAAGACAGAGGTCTTATCAGATTCTTTGATGATGATTTTGCAATCAGTATTATCAAGAAGGTAGATTGAACTTACAATCACGTTCCTAAGTCTGTCATCACTTTCAATCCTGAGAGGGACTATAAAAGTTGTATTGGATAAGGTCATCACATTACCTTCCATCCTGTAGGAATCAAGTCATCCATATGATAGTGATCATACTGTGGACCAAACCATTTTTTTGGTGCAATTACTTGCTGATATGGATTGGTCTGCAACCAAGCACCCCACCAAGAAAATGATGAGTTAGCAATGATTGCATCAGTGCAAAGAGACATCAAACATAGATCTGTCCAGGGTAACCTTTGTCCATCAGAGAACTCTTCAGTGCTTTCTGACATGATGAACCTATCAGGTGCAAAGAATTCTTGTTCTTTACACCACTCAATGTGGTCTGAGAAAACTACCACGGGGATATCATCAGGGAACTCCGCAAGAGCTCTCTCATAGTAATCAAAGGTGCAGACAGGATGTGTGGTTTCAAGGTTCACGTATGCCCATGGTAGTTTAGGATCACCACGGCGAATATGTAAGAAAATTTTACGATCACCTTCAATGCTATCAATCATCTCCTTACAAGGATTGTAGATAGAATCATGAAACTGAAAGTCCTCACGAAGTTCCTTCTCTACATTTTTAAAATATTTTTCTGTCTGAAAATATCCCTCAAGATTAACATTATCAGGACACTCATCAAACAATTCTTGATTAAAGTGAAACTCTTTCCAGATAGCCCACTGTCTATCACCAGGTATGCCATAGTGCTCCTCTGTAGCACCTGTCATCTTAAAGGTCTCAAACATACAGTAGTTGTTCTCACAACCAAACTCATCAATACCTGATGTACCTGGAGGAGGAATGACCCAATCAAATCCACGATTAGCAGCAATACCTCTCAGTGCTGCATATTGAAACATCTGGTTGCCAAGACGACCAGACTTACCAAGTTTATTAAAAGATAACATCAGTAACCATACTCCTTTTTCATTTCATTGAATACTTTTGCGATACCATCTTGCATGTTGGTTTTAGGTAACCACCAGTCCATGATATAATTGTTTGCTTCATTTCTCTTATCCATCTGCACACTATCTTTGGCAAGACCAGGATTAATTTTAACTGGTTTGTCAATTAAATTAAACTGTCCCATGATAATTGCTGCTACATCTTTGATTGATGTTGCATTGAAAGATGTGATGTGCAGAGGGTCTTCTGGTTTAAATTGTGTATAGCACTCCATGATGGTCTCTAATGCCTCACAGCAGTCCTCAGCATAGAGGAACTGACGTTCTTCAGTACCATCAGTCATCATCTCAAAATCACCCTCTTCAAATCCTTTTTTGATGAAGTCAGTAATAACATGAGCCTTGTCCATATCTTTCTCAATACCATACACATTCCAGAACTTAACGGTCAGTCCTTTCAGTGACGTGGTGTAAAGTTCACCAACACGTTTCATCACACCATAAGGAGAGTATGACATGTTGCTCATTTGAGATGATGCAAACACAAACCTCTTCTTATACTTTTCGAGATGATCAAAAACATTTGCCATCAATCTAGTATTATTGTTAATGAAGTCAAAGGTATGTTGATACTTCTTCAGGTATCGTGATCCACCTACATCAAATGCGAGGAAGAATACAAAGTCAGCTTCCTTAACACAGTGCTCTAACCAGGTGCTAGGAATAGCAGTCAAGTTATATTGTGGTCCAATATTCTTATCATACTCAATAACTTCGTGACCTTTCTTACGAAGATACTCAGTCAAGTAAGCACCAATCTGTCCACTAGATCCCAGAATTAAAACTTTCATATGTCAAATCAAATACCGTAAATGTGGTTTTGGCAGTAAACCTTAAAAATCCAATCGTGTTTTGAATACTCTAGATTATTGATAACCTTAGCATTATAACCCAAAGAGGTATCAGGTGAAAACATGGGGCACCCTTCTTCTGTGATCCTCTGTAGATTAGAATAGATTGTACCATATTTATCCATAACCTCAGACCCACCCCAGGCAATGATGTCAAGAATAGCAAAATCATCTACCCCTGTTTGAATCCAATCAGGTCCAGGATTTATATTAAATGAGTGTAGTTTATTTTGATCATAATCCTCAAACTTAATAGGAGAAGGATGTTGCATCCAGAGAAGATCAGATCTCATACGAATAACATAGTCATACTTAAAATTATTCTCCTCCTCATACTGCTTCTTTAGATTCATCACCTGCTCAATGCCATAAAACATTGAGATTTGATTATCTTTTGGATGAGTTGCTTTCCATTTAGTTTGCCAGGTATCAGCAAACATGTCTGCAAAGTATCTTGGTTTTTCGTAAGTTATTTTCTTAGGTTTCCAGTTCTCATCAATCCAATCTTTAACACTATCATCTGGCCAAGTTCCTTGACCAACATCTGTTCTAAATTGAGAACCGACAAGATCCTCATCAAACCACATGTGTGCAAAAACATCTACATCAGGAAGACCTAGACGAAAATATTGTTTGTGGTTTTCATGACATTCTTGATAACTTCTAGGTCTTCCAGAATAGCAAAGTGCAATCTTAGTCATTTAGCATATAAGGATAATCTGTACAGATGCCATATGGCACCTCATTTTTAATATGAGTTTTAAAACTATCTACTAGTTCCCAGTCAAGGAGAGGGATGATTGTTGTTTGATCAAATTTTCTTTCAAGATCATGTAACCAAATTTTATCATTTGATGTATACGTATATGGATCATTTGTATGACAAAATGCTTGAAAAGTATGACAGGTTTTTGCTGCCTCAACGTTCTTACAATGAATCCAAAGGTTTTTTTGCCTATGAAAAATCCAATTCCAAGTTATTTTATATTGTGGTTTATCATGACCCAACCATAGTTCACCATTGTATTCTCCTACATCAACCTCTACGTCATACCCATTACCTATGGCACAATCAATATAACTGGGAGCATTTTCTCTGCTAGGAACACGTCCTCGGATATTACCTCGATGAGATATAATCTTCATACTTCCTCAATACGTAATGATTTATCCTCAATAAACAGATCGTAAAATGGTTTGTCAGTGCGGAGTTCGTGATACTTACATCCCCAATCAGACAATTGTTGTTCTGTTAAGTTAGTCCAATCAATTTGTTTTCTACTGCCTCTTGCGGTCCAATACACAATTGTATTTCCTTCATCATAGAGTTTATTAATTTTATCAATATTCTCTTTAATTGGCTCTGCTTTAGTATAATCATGCGTCACACCAAAATCAGTATTAGATTCTCGACGACAGATTGTTTCATCAATGTCAACATAAATTACTTTCATTGATACATTTTTCTCCTGCGTTCTTCACTGGGACACTTATCAATTTCACTGACCTGTTCTTCTGTAAGAAAATTTGTTTGACCAAGTGTCTTAGCTCCAACAAAAATCTCAGCAGATTTTTCGCACATCATGGTTGATGCAACGCATTCTTTATCAGATGCAGATGCTACAATTATACCATGATTCTGTAGCAATATCAATTTAGGGAAATATCCTTCTTCTTCTACAAATGCAAGGATACTCTTTTTCATTTCCTCAAGTAAGGGTTTACCTGGCATGGCATAAGGAACAACACATGACTTTGCACCATTCCTTACAACTTGATCAGGAAATAATCTGTGCTCAGCAAATGACCAAATTTGCTCAGAGCATACCACTTGCATAGTTTTAAGTGGATGAGTGTGTGCTATAAATCTAACTTCATCAAATTCTCTTAATATCCATGCATGAAATCCAGTTTCAATACTTGGTTTAGGACCAAGTGAATCGAAAGGAACGCCACTCATTTTGCAAGCAACGAGTTGGTCTTTCTCCAAAGTGTCTAGAGAAGTTCCACTTGCCTTGATATAAAAAAGAGTTTGATATTCGTCTTCTGCTTTAGCTGACACATTTCCCTCACCGCAAATTGCGTAAGGTCCAAGTGTATGTGCTAATTCTAAGAGATTAACCATTCATCTAAGATTTTGGATAGTTTATTTAGATCTACTTCCCATGGAGAATTCATTCCTCCAGAGATTGATAGTGATCCTGCACCATCAACTGTCGCTTCTTTCTTCTCAGTAAAACTGGTATGATCAAAGTGAGTTAGTTGAGTGTGTTCCATAGCATGTCTTAGTCTATCATTAACGTCAAAAAATAATGGACTGTTAATTGATAACACTTTGGTCTCTGGTGGACAAAATAAAACGTTAGCCATTCCACCACCAATTGGACCAGCAACATACTTTGCTGAATTAAAGATACCAATCTTTTCTTTCATTGTCAAGTTCTCGCAGAATACTTCTTTAAACCCATACAAACTAAAGATCTGTGCCATCTGGTCTTCATTCATACACCTACGACGTTCAGTGTAGTTCGTACCAATATTGCCGAGATTATTATGTGTCCATGTTCTACGTGAAATATAGACTCTCTCAGGTCCCTCATATTCTCCAGTAAGTCTATTGATTATATCAAACGTGAATTTATGCGGAGGTTTCTCTGACAGACCTCCATGAGTCAAGGAAGACCCTATCAGGACATAGTTGTAAATAACATCTTGCTTTAGAAATATAACATCTTCTCTGGTTATACCAAGCAGTTCTAATGTCTCCCAAACAAAAGGATATAGATCATCTTCTCCTTCAGCAGGACTGACAAGTAACTTTAAGTCTGAGTGTATCTTCTTACCCTCAAAATATGTGTAGAGATATGGGAGGGTATCATAAATGAAATGAAAATAGTTAGCCATATTATAGGCAAAGTAGAAGACTGGAATATCACAACATGACCATGACGAACATAACTCCATGTCATACTTCATCGTCTCCTCATATACAGTTCCTCTACCCAAAGACATAAACCTCTCAATCGTTGGTAATCGAAGTTTCTTATCTTTGTGAGAGTACATCAAAGGCATTGGATAATGCTTAGAATATCCAGTAAATTGAACTGAGGAAAAATAAGCACATTCAAGAACTCTACCATTCTCATCTTCGGGAGAGAGTGTCTTAGTTCTTCCTTCGTTCCAAAACTCAATAGGTAAGGTAATCTTTTCGGTAGTCATAGGGATGCCAATTTACTGCATTGAAGAAGTTTTGCCAGTAGCGATAAGTTTTCAAATCATTAGGTGTGCCCCAACAAATATAATGATCGACTTCAAAATTCTTGACATTATATCCAAGAGCAATCGCTTCATTCAAAATACTATCGACATAAAACTCACCATTGGTTCTAATGTCTTTCTCATAAGTTTGTTTGAGTGAGTTGAGATATACATCCTTGTTGCGGAAGAACATTGTACCAACAATGGCATATTCATCTACAGGATTATCTCCAGTAAATTTTTTAACAGAAACACCTTTAACATCATCACCATCTACATCTAACCAAGAATACATATCAGGATTGCGATATGCTGTGTAATTATTTCTATAACTCCAAACAACAATATCATTCTCAAGATCCTCAATTAGATCTGCAAATTTATCTGAGTCATACAATACACCATTGTCACAGGCAGATAAAAGGATTGATGTGTCATCATCAATCTCATCCATAATTTTTTCAGTAGTAAGGGCTTGACCATCAAGTACATCATCAATCCAAACAACATGATTATACTCTTCAAGAGGAAGCATACTCATATGAGATTTTAGACAGGCATAAACTGTTTTATCTGTCTTAGGTAGACAATATTCCGCCTGATCAACCATATAGTTATCATTAACGACAAGGAATGGTTTTGGAACTGAGAATCCATCTTTTCTAAATCTATCACCAGCACCTGCCATAGGGAGAGCAGTAACACAGTTTTTAATCTTCAAAGGTTTATTACCTTCAAGCACCGCCTTATAATAATTCGACCACTGCAGATACATGTTCATGTCCAATGGGGTTCCCCATTGAAGCATCACCGGTATTTCATATACAAAGTTTGGCAACTCATCTTGAATTAATAAATTATGGACCAGGCTTACATAGTATTCTCCATTGATATTGATATCCTCATCAATCAACTGTTGAAAATACTTTTTGATATATCTTCCTTTCTTAAAATAGTATGTTCCGGTAGAAGCAAACTCTGACATTTTATCAGCAGTGAATGGTTGTTTCTCCCGGATCTCTAAGATTTCATTTCTCTCCCCAGTTTTACAGAAAGCATAGTTATCACTACCAAGCATGTGAGGATGGAATCCAGTATAACAAACCACACATCCATCACATTCAGTCTGTTCAACAAACTCCTTAAAATCACCATAATCCCAATACATTGAAAAATCACAGTAATTCACTACGACTGGTTCATCGTCATCAATATATTTGGTTGCTTGCAAAACACTATGAACAGGTCCCTTCTTATGAGAAGGAACAGTAACGATTACAGAATCAGGAGCAGCATTATTTAAAACTTTAACTACATCAGTTTCATTTTTGTGTTTGTCATTGATAATAAAAACAAACTCACTATCTTTAGGATAAAGATCAATGATGTGCTCAATGACTTTTTTTCCGTCAATCTCAATAAGATGTTTTGGTGTTTGATATCCAGCAGTAGTAAATCTACTACTTTGACCAGACATTGGGATAATAACTTTCATATTAATCTCCTTTCTTTACTCTGTAACTGTCTTCATCGAAATGTTGTGTAGAAAATTCAAATAACTCAGATGGTTCAATAGCAATCATCTGATGCCTCAATCCTCTATGAATATGAAACTTATCTCCAGGAACTAAGACTTTATCTTTTGCACCTTCAAGACTATCGGTATTTCCATAGTATAGGAGAATTTTACCTGACTGAAGATAAAAGGTCTCATCTTTCAGTTTATGGTAATGCCAAGAACATCTTTTCCCTTCATTGAAGAATAGAAGTTTTCCACAATACTCTTTGGTGTTAACGATCCATTTTTCATATCCCCAACCTTTAGGGACATGTTTGATCTCTAATGTCATTTCTTATCATTAAAGAATACATCATCTGGCCATGCTTTATCGTCAATAAACATGTCAGCATGTGGTTTACCCATAATTAATTCGTGGTATTTACATCCCCACATACTAAGTTGTGCTTTAGTTAGTGGGTATAATAATTTATGCGCGATCTCCCGTGCCTCTTCGTAGGGTTTATCACTAGACCTTCCCATCGCTCTAGCAGTAAAGTATATAATATAATTACCTTCATCATATAGATCATTAATTACAGAGATTCTCTCTTTCTTTGGAGTCGCATTTTCGTACTGACAATTTCCACATCCTTTCCCAGGAGTACAGATAGTTCCGTCAATATCAATCACATATCTCATTTACATCCTCCTTAGATAATACATAGGTTCCAAAGTGTGTCACAGCAATAGCTGCTGCTTTATTTGCATAAGGTATTGCTGTCTCTATTTTACCATACAAAAGATAAAAGTAAACCAAAGTAGATAGGAAAGTATCTCCTGCACCACATACATCAAAAACACTTACTCTGACTGCTGGATAGTTCTTACCTTGATAGTCAGCACCTTTAGGTCCTTTTGTGATGATCATCTTATCTGTAGTCTTACCGACCGCAGCATGTTCATTATCATTGATTTTAATAAACGCTTTATCAGGAGGACAAACAGGTTTTTTTGTATCAATAAAGACAGGTCCATCAAACCACTCAACCAACTCAAATATTCTTTGGGTGGTTAGAAAACCCTTATCATAGTCTGATATGACAAGTGCATCAAATTCTTCATCTGGTATGTTGCCCCTGAAAGATTCTATCTTATCCTCAACATCAACCCTAAGTATTTGTTGATTATATCTTTCATCAATAAACCTACGCTTGACGATCAACTCTCCTTGTGTGATAAGAGTGACCTGAATATCAAACGCCAAAAGATTTTGCTGCACGTTAAGAGCCATACCTTTCTGGGTATCAACTCTAGTTTTCTTAAGAATAGGTACAGGTGCTTCAGGATTCAACCTTTCACATACACCGTACACATATTCATCAGTGCAACTATCCCCGATCAATAATACTTTGAATTGTTTTTGTTGTTGCATACTCTTCTATTCTATCAAAGAACCTCAACTCAGCAGCGTACATTGATCCAATGACTGACTTGTCTTTCCAGTCAGATCCTACAACCATTATATCAGGTTTTACTGTTTTTATACAGCGTCCCAATTCTTCATCACTGTCAAAGACTACAATATAGTCAACAGCCTTTAGATTCTGGAGCATATATGCTCTATCACCAACGCTATTTACTGGTCTAGTTGGACCTTTCTTTTCCCTAACTCTTCTATCACTATCAATACCGACAGTTAGGGAATCACCTAGAGACTTAGCATAGTTCAAGAGTTGAATGTGTCCTGGATGCAGGATGTCAAACGTTCCGTTGACAAAGATATGCTTCATAACACTCACGAATTCCTTTTTCTAAACCATCATATTTGATAGGAAGAGTATTTGATTTTCCACAATATGAAAACTCAGGATACTGACCTTCCATAATAACATCAACTTCATGATCTCCCATTCGGTTAATCATTTTAGCAATGTCACTAAGCATGTACTTCTCCGAATATACACAGTTCATATCAGCCGGTGCATAGTTAGTTGTCATGTCATCAAGATGATATTTGATGATTTTATATAAATCGTTTGCATAAATGAAATCAATCTTCCTATCCTTGAGCAATCGAATGGGTTTATGATTAATGTAGTTATTGATGTTGGTATTAAAAAATCTAGATGACTCTTCGTGGACACCAAAGCACCCAAAAACACGAAGATTCACTCCAATTGGACTACTTAATACACGTTTAGCAATGATATATTTTGATAGTCCATATGGATCACTAGGGATTACATCTCCAAAATTTATAGGAGTTGGTTCAGGCACTGAGGATGGTCTACCGTATGAAGCACCACTATCCAAGTTAATAAACTTAGATGTAGAACCAGAGGCATACTTATACAAAGTCTCAAACATTCTGAGATTAGTTGCAAGAACTTTTGCACTATCATCAATGTCTCTCCTGCCACCGACGATAGCAGCATGAATGATGGCATCATATAGTTGACCATCCTCAAACAAAGTAGCAACCTCAGCATCAACCTCAAGACGAACTTGTGTTGATCTAGGTCGAACTACTTCATACCCATCTTTCTCCAAGAAAGGAATAATTTGGCGACCAATGAATCCATTGCCACCAGTGAAAAGGATTTTTTTATTTGTCATGTTTCCATCCGGCTCCTTGTCCTAATAGTTTTTCAAGTTCTTCATCCTTGATCTCATAGAAGTTTTCTTGTGAAGGGAACTGTAGATCACGTACTTCATTCACATATTCGGTGAGAGCAGACTGAATCATTTGACCTGCCTCACAATATCTTTTTACAAACTTAGATTTGAACTCCCAAAAGAGTCCAACCAAGTCATGCATAATAACCAACTGCCCATCAACCCTGTCACCAGCACCAATACCATATACCGGTATCTCAAGGTTAGTTGCAATCATCTCAGCAGATTCTCTAGGCATACCCTCAAGAAGAAGGAAAGTACATCCGGCATCTTGTAAACGCAAAGCTTGATCAAGAATAACCTTTGCTTGGTCTGCAGTCTTACCTTGAACACGATACCCACCAAGTTTAGCACGAGTATGAGGAGTCAATCCAAGGTGACTCATCACCATGATACCAGCATCGCAGATTGCTTTAACTCTCTCAACCATACATCCCTCAACTTTAACAGCATCCATTCCAGCTTGAATGAAATCACCAGCATTCCTGACTGCTTCTTCGTTAGAAATCTGATAGGACATGTAAGGCAAATCACCAACAGTAAAAGCACGACTTGAACCTCTTGCCACTGCTCTAGCAGAGCGCAGCATATCATCCATGGTGACTGGAATAGTGCTCTTATACCCCAAGGTAGTCATACCAAGAGAATCACCAACTAAAATCCAATCAACACCAGCATTGTCTGCCATCAGTGCCTGAGGATAATCATAGGCAGTCACACCAACAGTCTTCACGTTGTTCTGTTTTTGTTTGCGTAACTTTAGAATAGTTACCTTATCTTTATTATCAGCAGGCATATTAATCTAGGGGCTTAATAATCATATTATCATAAAATTCCTCTCTGGACAAGAAAGGATACATGTCTTCTAAAGGTGGAGCACTAATTGTTCCATCAGGATTTTTTCTTCCCTGAAGTGTTGGAACAACCTCTTGCCATTTTTCACAGAAGACTTCACAAACAACAGGACCAGGATAATCTAGAGTATATTTAATTGCTCCTTCCAATCCATCGGCATCAGCAAAAGCATATTCAATTCCAAAACTTTCAGTTACTTTCCGAATATTTGGGATCGATACTCCACTTGACTCATCGGTCCCAATCTCTCTACCCTCAAAGAACTTCTTTTGTGTGGTGCGAATAGAAAGATATCCATCATTGTTCCACACGAATAGTTTAACGGGAAGATTGTAATGTGCAATAGTTTGGAGTTCTTGCATATTCATCATGAATGAACCATCACCAGTTACTCCAATCACAGCACCATCTTTGGCAAATGCAGCACCAATACAAGCAGGAATAGTGAATCCCATCTCTGCTTGGGAACTGGACGTGATAAATCTCTGATTTGCTTGAATTTCTGTTGCTTGAGCACAGACATAGAATGCAGATCCAGCATCGGAAATGACTACATCATCAATACGCTTAGTTTCATTCAACACCTTCATAAAGTAATAAAGATCTACTTTATCTGAGGGATTCTCAGTAGGACAGACAGGCCACTTTTTCTTCCATGAACGACAGATCTGATTCCAATCATCCTTCTTACGATCAAACTTATTCAGAGTAAGGAAATCTTTCGCATCACGATGAATAAATCGATCAATCTTTACAGTTTCTTTTGAATGTTCATCCTTATCAATGTCCACAACAATTACTTTTGCATCTCTAGCAAAAGTTTTGTAGTTATATCCAGTCACAGGGACAGGAAGACGGCATCCAATCACTAAGAGTAAGTCACAATTCTGCATCGCAAAGTTACCAGCACGGGTTCCTTTAACACCAACCCTACCCACAAAGTTTGAATAAACAGAGGGAAACAGATCGACCGCATTATATGAAGTAACTACAGGAATGTTTGTGCTCTGAACAAAATCAACAAATTCATTACGAGCTTGAGCACAGTTAATACCATTACCAGCAAGAATAAGCGGTCTCTCCGCCTTTCTTATAGTATCCTCAAGGTCAAAACACTGAGCACCTTGTACGTCCATAGGAATATCAACCCATACAGGACCAGGACGGCCATGAGTAGCAATCCGAATCGCATCTTTCATCACCTCATCAATATCATCAGGATCATCAACAAATACCGCATACTTAGTAATTGGTTTTACAATATCAATAATATTTGCCTCTTGTACCCCAAGGTTTCTACTGCCCTCTGGTGCCATGTGTGGGCGATTTACATTGCCAGACACAAAGATGACAGGAACACTGTCCTGCCATGCGTCTAGGAGTCCTGTGATAGCGTTAGTTCCGCCACAACCGGTGGTGACACAAACAGCACTTAGACTATTCTTATACTTTGCATATGAGACAGCACCCATTGCACATGCTTGTTCATGGTGATTACAAATTGGTTTGATGTTTTCATGGGCAGCAATCGCATCATTCAAAAACATGGCTCCACCACCAGTTACAAGAAAGATGTGTTCACATCCTGCCTTGTAGATCTGATCGATAACATAATCTGCTACTCTCATTTCTTAAAATTATCCACTACAGTGCCAACATATTCAATCATCTCTTCTGTAATAGTGGGTGAGCATCCAACAAAGAAGACAAGATCAAGAACCTTACAAGCATTAGAATAATTACGATAGTAATCAAGGTGACTATATCCAGGGTGCATAAGGATATTGCCAGCAAAGTAATTACGAGTTTGAACTTTATTATCCTCCAAATGTTTAGTCAAATTATTTTTAGTTTCTCTACTATCACAAATGATAGGGACACCAAACCAACTAGTTTCTGCTTCAGGTCTTTCATTCACACTACGAACACCAGGGATACGTTCAAAATGTTCCTGCATCAGCAACTTATTTTTACGACGTAACCGATGAATCTCATCCTGTTTATCTAACTGAACAACACCAACCGAACCCTGAAAGTCCATTGGTTTAAGATTATATCCCATGATACTGTAGACATACTTATGATCAATCAGTCCATCATAATGCTCAATCCACTTATCAAATCTCTTGCCACATGTTCCACAAGACAGAAGATTCTGTGTACCAACACAATAGCAATCACGTCCCCACCATGCAAAGCTACGAGCAATGTTAATCAGTTCCTCATCGTCAGAAGAGATCATACCACCCTCACCAGTACAGATGTGATGTGCGGGATAAAATGAGCATGAAGCAGCGATAGCATGATCAGTTAGGAAATTACCTCTCCATTTACTGCCAAGACTATCACAATTGTCTGCAATCAATAGAATTTTATTACGATCACAAATATCTAAGATCTCATCAAAATCATAGGGATTACCCAACACAGGAGATGAGAAAATACCACGGGTTTTCGTGGTGATCTTATCCTCAATCTCACTAACATCCCAATTTAAATCAGAGAAGTCAATATCAACAAATACAGGTTTCAGTCCATTCTGAACAATGGGTGCGATAGTAGTAGGAAAACCAACGCATGACACAATGATTTCGTCACCATCTTGCCAACCATATCTCCTCTTTAGAGCAGCAATCATCACTAGATTAGCAGATGAACCAGAGTTCACCATCAAGGAATACTTTTTACCAAACTGTTTGGAGAACTTACGTTCAAATTTATTCACCTCTCCGCCAGATGGCAACCAGTTCCCAGCCAATAAAGATTTTACAGCAACCTCTAACTCTTTATTGTCCCAATAAGGTCCAGAGTAATAAACCGTTTTACCAGGTTTCCAATTTTTGTTAGCAAGATAAGGGGGATCTGCATCTCTAATAAGTGCTTCAATATCAACCATTTTGAACCTCATTCAGATAATCATTAACTTCATCAGATACAACAGAGGACAACCAATTCCGAAATCCTCCTGATTCTCTATTTAATTTTGCAGCAGCATGTCCACCTGCCTGATGCATGACTTTAATATACATTGGTTCCCCTGTCTTAGGATCATCAAGGTACAGTCTATCATCTTTTACATAAATTTGCGACCAACTTTCCCAATGATTATCATTTTTACCCCAGGTATTAGAAAGTCCGTAAGAAACCCCGGTTCCCATAGCATCAATAATTTTTGTAGTATACTTTCCTGAGTGAAAAATTTGATTCAAAGTATCTTGCTCATCACCAATTCCATGAGCATATGGGTTAACTTCTGTTTTAATTCTAGCAGCTTCAACATTTAAACTATGCCAATCATACCAAAACTGTTTGCTGTTGGCACCAATCGTACCTGCATTAATAAATCCTTGAATTGGAATTTGTTGACCATTTCCAAAAGGTGGTAAATGAGTAATGGTTATACCAAAATTGTGCCCCCCTGCATGATCTAAAGAGTTGTTGTTTCTGACTCCGATAATATCTTCTTCACTCTCAAAAAACTCAGTCATTGGTCCAGTGACAACCGCATCAGCATCCAAATGAACAACCATATCATATTCCTCAACAAAAGGAAGACAAGTAGCTGCCATCATCCAGATAGGTTTCATCCATGGCATTTCAGAGTGTATTTGTTCAGTCATCTTAGTATCAAAGATAAAGTGATCTACCTCTGGATGAAAATATTTGACAGAGTTAATTAATTTATCTAGACCTAGAAGTTCTACATAATCGTCAGTACACCAAGTTGTAACAGCAATTTTTTTCATCAGTTAATTTTATCGTACCAATATTTTAAAAGATCATTGAGTGTAGTGTCAATGTCATACTCTTCTTTAAATCCAGTCAGTTCAACCAGGTTAGAAGAATCACCATGTTGATAGTAGATTTCATGTGGACGCCAAAAAGGTTTATGAATCTTTTGTACCACATTATCCAAACCTGACAGTTCAATCAGTTTATCAGTGAAATACTGCATCTGTCTGGGTGTATCACCACAGATATTAAAAACATGATTAGTCACATCCTTATGCATCATAGCAAGATAGTATGCTCTGACAGTATCACGAACGTCCATGACAACTCTTGTTGTGCTGAGATTGCCAATCAATAGTTCTTTAGATTGCAAACCTTTCATCATCCTAGCAATTTGATAAGCATCAGATGAGATAGAAAAAATTCGTCCTCTACGTGGTCCAGTATGAGAGAATGCTCTAGTAATAAATCCCTTCAGAAATCCATTATTAAATCTCTCCTGGAGATACACATCAGTGGCTGCCTTAGAGGCACCATATGGGTTAGAAGGAACAATAGAATCATTCCAGTGAATCTTACGTCCATCCTGCCCCACATTGCCGTACACCTCTGATGTAGAACAGAACATCACCTTACATTCAGGTTGATGATCTTGAAGGACCTGGATTAGATTGGCACTACCCATAACATTAGTTTCCATAGTGCCAATAGGATCATGGAAACTAGTGGGTGGGTGTGATTGTGCTGCTAAATGGAAGACACCGTTAAACTCATTCTCCTCAAAAACCTTACGCATTGAGCGATAGTTAGTTAAATCCCCATACAGGAAGGTGATAGAGTTATAAACATCATCAGGGACAACATCACGGATATCACTCTCCATACCATTGGTACGACGAATGAGACCAAAGACTTTATGTCCCTCACGATAAAGAAGGTTTGCTAAGTGAGCACCAGCAAATCCTGTTATACCGGTAATTAAAAAATTTGACATATTAATTTGGAACAAAAGTTGGATTTTTAGAAAAAGGAATATATTTAACGTCAGAGTGATGATTTCCCTGATACATGAAATATTTTTTGCATTGAATATCTAATTTATCAATAACATAATTTACCGCAGTATGGACTGTATGTATTTCTGTTGCTTTTTCAAGCACCTTACACCAATCAAGTAGAGTAAATCCGTCAATGTATTGAAGTTCTACTACTGGCAAATCATAATCTTCAGCAGATAATGGATTTATGTTACAATATCTAGCTTCGTTATAAAGATTATTCATGAATACAAACTCAGAGTCATCTTTAAGACCAAGGACATTATAGTACAGATCATCCTCTTTATCAAACTTCCTATCAAAGGTAAGACCATCTCTCCAATCAAGACAGTTCATGTTCATCACATGATACTTAGAAGACATGATCCTCTCATCACCAATATTCCATAGATGAGGTCTCATGATACCAAGATATACGAAGTTAGGAGTGATGATGACTGCATCTTGACCATAATATTCATTTCCAGGAAAGATATCAGATCTAGAACAAAAATTAATATCTTTAATATAATCACCTAACCATAAAATATCATCTCTAAGAGGCCAAAAAATTTCATATCCCATAGAGATGTATTTTTTTGCTATCGCTTGAAGATAAAGAATATCTCCAATCCCAGCCCAATGATGTATCAGACAAACTTTATTCAAATTCAAAGTAGTTCTCCCAAATAAAATCTTCTAACATTTCCATTTTCATTGCACGATCAAAGTTATCTTTGATTGCGTCTTCCATAGACTTATAAAGATCTTCATTTAACTTTTCAATATCAAATCCATCTTCAAGGAAAATAATACCATCTGTATTAAACCACTTACCAATACTAGGAGTACCATAATAAATGGGAACAGTTCCGGTCAAGAAACAATCAAGAATCTTTTCCGTAAACCAATCATCAGCATTTTCAATGGCAACCGAGAACATATAGTCTGCCAATGCTTCTTCCTTATATTCTACTTCATTGAATCCACGACCAAACAAAGGAGCATAATCCTTCAGTTGTTCCAGCATATGAATTCTCTGCTGGTGACCAGGAAGGTGAGACTTATTAGATGCAATAATAGAAACTAATTTGTTCTTTGGATAGATTTGTGGTTCACGAATCCAAGATCCATTACCAGGAATCCAACAGAACTTCTCATGCAGTTCACATAATTCTTCATTCCAAGTAAAGATTTTCTCATATGCACTTACATATGCATCGAGATTATTTTTAATCTCATTGAAGAGTGGATTAAGAATCCAGCAGCATTCCAAAAGAATAGCATACTTCTTCTTGCTCACATTATCATGTAGTCCTGCGGGGATAAACCTATCAACATAGAATGTTTCATCATCAGAAGTTAGATTATTAAAGGTAAGTTGCTGTTTACCTTCCCCCTCATGCACCCAGTTAATATACTTAGACTCTTTACCATGGGTTGAATACCCTTTGTTACCATTACTAAGATGGATAAAGGTATCATTTATAAGTTTAAATCTTTTCATTTTAGTAAATACTTCTCTCTGTTAAAAGGTTCTAATTCTTTATCGTTCCTTACAAAAACAGAGTCTCCCCATTGTTCGTAGTTATAAGAGTCCGACATTTCTTTGAGGGTAAAATTTCTTTCGCTCAACCAATCTACAATTACATCATGAGAGGCTCCTGTATTATTTCTATCATCAAGAGAAGTTTCTAAGAAAATAGTATTAATATACTTAAGATTATCTTCAAAACCTTTCAAGATTTCAAGTTCAGCACCTTCAACATCAATGTTTAAAAAGTCATATTGATTCATATCAATATTATTTTCTTCTATCAGAGTAGATAACTTTTTAGTTGTAACATCAACATATCCACCTCTAGAGAGTTTTGCTGCTAGATGATCAGAGTATGCAACTGGATTTAATGTTGAGCAATCATTTGCAAGATAAAATTGTTTCTTTAAACCATCTTCACTATAAAGACATTCATTAAAACAAAGATATCCACACTTGTCTGCAACTGGTTTTGACATTGCGTCATAAACAAATTTATTTGCTTCTACACCAAGGACTCTAGTTCCAACTAGTTTAGTATAGCAATCATGTTCGGGAAAATCATACAGCCCGACATGAATAATTCCTTTTACATCAATGTCTAGTCTTTCAAAAATACCAGTGTACTCTGCAGTTGGATGATCCCATGTAGCATATCCAGTCTCCTTATCATAAGAAGCATAGGGTCCTAATTTACTCATATTAAACGGGGTGATAAAATGGAACGTATGGTTCAGAACTTTCGATTTGTTCTTTGATCCAATAATAGGTATAACGAATACCTTCTTCAAGGGTCATTTGATAATCCCAATCCAACTTTTCGCGAATCAAATCGTTGTTGGAGTTACGTCCACGAACGCCTAGAGGTCCATCAATATGGATCTTAGTAACTTCTTTCTCTGCAACTCTAGCAGCAATATCTACCAGTTGATTGATAGTCACCATCTCTTCTGAACCAATATTCACAGGACCCATAAAGTCACTGTCCATCAATCTTCTAGTTGCTTCAATGCATTCATCAATGAACAGGAAGGAACGAGTTTGTAGGCCATCTCCCCACACCTCGATTGCTCCACCTTCCTTCGGGAGGTAAGCCACCTTACGGCAGATTGCAGCTGGTGCCTTTTCTCTTCCACCGTCCCAGGTTCCTTCAGGTCCGAAGATATTATGATACCTAGCAATACGAACAGGGATCCCATGGTTGCGATTGTAAGCAAGGTAGAGACGCTCGGAGAATAATTTCTCCCATCCATATTCGGAATCGGGGTTTGCAGGGTATGCTGATTCTTCACGGCAATCAGGGTTGTCAGGGTCAAGTTGATTATGCTCTGGATACATACACGCAGAACCAGAGTAGAAGATCTTAGTAGGTTGTTCCAGAGAAGGTCTTACACACTCTGTTCCATTCTCTTCACCATCAAAGGTCTCATTAAGTTTACGAACTTCCTCAAGGACATTCAAGTTGATAGACACAGAGTTGTGCATGATGTCTGCATCATTCTCACCAGTGAATACAAAACCTGCTCCACCCATATCAGCTGCAAACTGATAGATCTCATCAAAGGGACGAATACAACGGTAGGGAACACTGTTATAGAAATTACCTTGCTCACCTTTGAATTGAATAACACGGCGAACAAATTCTACGTCACGCAGATCTCCCTGGACAAACTCATTTGCTTCGGTGCTAGAAAATTCAGGCCACTTAAGATCAACACCACGCACCCAATATCCTTCAGAGCGGAGACGTTTGACCATATGTGATCCAATAAACCCACCCGCACCAAGCACAAGTGCGGTCTTATTATAGTCAGACATAAAATATTAATGTTGTCATAGTATGTATTATACCTCACAGAAGGTAATTAGTCAAGATACCACTTGACAGTCTCGGCTAAACCTCTATTAAATTCTACACCTGGAAACCATCCGGTTTTTTCTGTGAGTTTAGAAAAATCTGTTCCATACCTTTGATCCTGTCCTGGTCTCTCATCAGATTGTCCTATTAAAGAGTGTGGTTTATCAAGGATGTCTAAGATTTTTTTTGTTATATCCATATTTGTTACCTCACATCCGCCACCAATATTAAACTTATCGTTAATTACTTTCTTTTCATCCAAAGACCAGATCGCAGCACAGTGATCAAGAACGTGAATCCAATCCCTAATTTGATGACCTCCACCATACATGTTGGTGACAGTATCATTCATTGCGTTTTGAATGACTTTTGGAATTAGTTTCTCTGGGTGTTGGCGAGGTCCGTAATTATTAGAGGAACTAGTAATAATATACGGTAGATCATAAGTGTTATTCCATGTCCTCACCATGTGCTCAGCAGATGCCTTTGTAGCAGAGTATGGATTACGTGGATCATATGGTGTATTTTCTGTAAAAAGAGAACCATCAAAATCTAAAGATCCATACACCTCATCTGTGGATACATGATGAAATTTTTCAACACCAACAGCAACACTAGATGAAAGAAGATTTGTTGTTCCAATAATATTTGTTTTGATGAAAGGGGTCACGTCTCTGATAGAGTTGTCAACATGACTCTCTGCGGCAAAGTTAAACACCTTTGTTGGTTTTACTTTCTTAAAAATATAATCTACATGTTCTTTGTTAGAAATATCACACCAGATGAATTCCACACCAGCTGGTATATTACTTTCCTTACCAGCATATGTGATATTATCTAAAACAATAATCCTGTCGTCGGTAACATTCTCTAAAAAGTATAGAAAGTTGCTGCCAATAAATCCAGCACCTCCAGTCACCAAAATTGTATTAAACATTACGTATGTGTTTTCTTAAATGATACTAAAAAAGACCCTCAATGTCAAGGGTCTTTTGGGTCGCCATGCACGCCACTTACTTTTAGGAAGCAAGAAACCATTAGTTCCAGAGTTTTTGAACCTTGCTCTCCAACTCCTCAAACCTTGCATCAACTTCTAGTTGTGCTTTGTCGCTTGCCTCAAGTGCAGCAACCTTTGCCTCAAGTGCCTGAAGCCTTGCTTCTACTTCAACGTCATATTTTGACATTGCTGCACCACTTGCAGATTTTGCTGCAGATCCTTTTGCTGACATAATAGTAAATTAACTCTTGGATTATTTAGTTTTTAGAAGGGTCTAATGACTCCACCAGTTCTGTTTAAGTCCATCCGTGACTGTATATATTCTCTAGTAAGAATTCAGAAGTTTTCTTTAACCCTTGGACAAAACTATTCATCTCTCTGTCATAATCTATCCAACTACGATCAGTGGTTTTCGTAGTATACGGTAACTTGTATCCATTACCAGCAAGAATATAAGGGAGTCCCTCATTGATCATAGGAGGTAAATACTCAATTTCATTGGTAACGTAGTTCCAATAATCAGTATCGTTCCTATGTGCTGCAGCATAATGCATTTCAATGAACTTACTTTGCTTGTCAACTTCTTGACTGATAAAGTCATTGAAAATTTTTCTATCAAGATAGTTTACTGATTCATTGGATAGAACACTGAGTAACTTGAAGATACCAGCAATACAGGTATAGATTCCTGTGGCTTCCAATGGTTCAATAAAACTATATGACAGACCAATTGCAACAACATTCTTGATCCACCCATGTTCATATCGACCAGAGGTAAAGTCAACTGCTCGAATGTTTTGTGGATCTACTGAGTATCTTTGCGAAATAAAATCTCGAAACTCTTTTTCTATTTCTTCAGTAGTTGCAAACTTAAGAGAGTGAACATAACCAAGTGACATAGAGTCCCATAAAGGAATCTCCCAACACCACCCGTTATTCATTGTTACATTATTGGTGTAGTTCTTAAGTTGTTCTTGCTTGTTTGTGTATGGAACTTTGCAAGTGATTGCTCGGTGATTAATCAGAGTGTCAGAAAAGGGAATGAATCTTGATTTCATTTCCTTAAGCAACAGTGATTTAAATCCAGTGCAATCGACAAAGAGATCTGCATGATGATTACCACTCTCTTTGCAAGTTATGTAATCAATTCCCTTTGATGACTTGGCACAGGCAATGTATTCATCATCAAAAAACTTGACTCCATTGTTCTTTGCGTAATCAAATATAATCTTTGACAGAGAGTGGCTATCAAAATGATAAGAAGTCAATCTATCAAAATCCCATCCCTCATCGGTTAATCGATTGAACTCTGCAAGCCTTGAATGTGGAAGACAATATCTTGCATAATGTTCTTTCTTTACTTCTTCAGGAAAAGATCTCAATAGATCAAAGAATTCATCATCTTTGACTTCTGATTCTCCGAAAGGATAAAAAAATTGTTCTCCTTTCTTTGACCAGGATTCAAATCCAATGTTTGTTTTATAGGTTGCATTACACTTTGGCATCCAATCACTATCTTCAAGATCAAGATATTGAAGAATAGTGTTCAGACTCAATTGTGCAGACTCACCAACACCAATGGTGCCAACTTTGGATGAGTAAATGCATTCAACATCAAAGTGTTTTGAAAGAACTGCTGCGGTAAAAAAACCAGCGGTTCCTCCACCGACAACAGTTATTTTCATGATGCTACGTCCTTCACATAGCAAGGGACACGATCAGGGTCCAACCATTTTGTGTATTCAAAATCTTCCATAGCAGTCAGAAGTTGCATCTGATTATCACAGAGATACATATCAGCATACCTTTTGGTATACTCATGTGCTTTTTGGATACGATAGTCTGGCATACCATTGATTTCCAATGTGCCACACTCAACATAGCGATAAGGGAAACGCTCTAGAAGAACTTTCACTTTACCTCCACAGTCTCAAGATCAATAGCAACCTGCTCCATCAAAATATCATAATCATCAAGAGGGTCGCCAGAAAAAACAACTCCTGTGTTTTCATAGTAACGACGAACCTTTTTGAGAAGTTTTGGATTCTTCACATCCAGGAAGAAGTCGCCGTTTACTGCTCCACGAAGAGTTTGGAGATCTTTCTTGAACTTACTAGTCAGTGTCATTGTCTTGATTGTTGACCTTAGTATTATAGGTGATTGACAGTTCTGTGTCAAGACTGTCAATGGGGGTCGCGAGGATCGAACTCGCCTTAGCCGAATTATGAGTTCGGTGCATTCACCAGATTGCTAGACCCCCAAATAGGACCGCTGGGAGTTGAACCCAGTTCACACCGTTATAAGCAGTGGGCCTTAACCGATAGGCGACGGTCCCTTAAGGAGCTTCGTTATTTTCTTCAGTGTATATGCGTATGATTTCATCATCCGCTGGCACCATTACTGCTCTATTTCCATTCTCGTTCTCTACGCCTATTGTCTCCCCATTCTCCACTCTATCCATAAGAGTTTCCCAGTTCTCTTGCCAGTATTCCACGGAATAAAAATGCATCTTGTCACTATGTATAATACGGTTAACGATACACTTATCAGAATGTCCGCAGTTCGTCAACCGCTAGGGCATCACACCCAACACTCTGACAGTATGTACCGGAGTAGGATGGGGGTCCTCCCCAAACATCCAGAGGGGGCTAGTTCCAAGTTCCCGGGCTTCAGTATATCTGAGCCACTTGGCACCTCTGGTCGGAACGTCTCAAGTCCTCTCTGCAGCAATTATAACACTATGGATTTCTAGGGTCAATGCCCAAACTCTTAAGATATTCTATCCACCAATCTTGGTCTTTAATATATCTCCAATTTGGAACTTCTTTTCCTTGTTCAACCACATAATATTGATAGAGGGCATCATCGATAATCTGTGCGATCTCCATACTCTTCATCCTCTTCGTCAACGTCTGCATATGCATTTGCCACGTAGGGTCCATGTGGTTTTTTGGATTCTGATCGGACATACTTCTGTTCGTCATTGACTGCTGCAACCCACA